TTTTTCAATCAAAAATCAAAAAAATTGAATTTGATGAAACTTGCATCTCTAAAAATGATAGAAAACTTATAGAAGAAGTCGTAGACAAATTTAGCGATTACTCCGCAGCTGATTTGGTAAGAATGACACACGCACAAACACCTTGGATGTCAGCTCACGGTCGTGGGCGAAATGCTATAATAACTATTGAAGCTATTAGGAGTTACTTCGATGCGTGAAATTGATAAATTATTTCCACTTAATTCCGCAAACATTCCAAAAAGCGGAAACAAATACTCTGACAGTAAAAACAAAATCAAAGAAATTTGCGAATCATTATCAAAAGATTCTTCGAGTTATAACCCAAAAGCTACTATCCAACTCATTTCAGAATATAAAAGAGATGAATCTTATTTGAATCGGATATTATATTCAGATATTAGTGCATATATTTATATGATAGATGATCAAACCCGAGATAATTTTATATCCAATACAGACCAGCTTATCACATATGCTTATCGTGATGAAACTCAAATTGATATAGAAATTAAAGGAATGATAGTTCGCATATGTGATCACTCAAATCTGGCAAACCAGCAAAAAGTTCTCATGTTAAAAGATGAAATTGTCGGACTTTCAAATCTTGTCGAGCAATGCCGCTCTGACGTGAATGAATCAAAGACCACCATAACCTCGGCTAAAGAGGAGTATGAACAATCATCAAAAAGAATGCAGAGAGAATACATCTCTATTTTTGGCATTTTTTCAGCGATCATTATTGCATTTGTTGGAGGACTATCGTTTACATCTTCTATATTGCAGAGTATAAATGCTTCCAGTCGGTACAGAATTTCCTTTATCGCTGCACTGATAGCATTTTTCATTATGAATATCGTGGAATATTTAATAGATTTCTTACTAAAAATCACAGAGCATAAAAAAAGCGATAGCAAATCTCATATTACACGCAGTGTTTTATTTTGGGTAACTAATATCGTTTTAATTTTAATTATGATAGGCTCAACAGTATGTTTCTTTCTTGACAGATACAGAATAATTTCGATTTAACAAAAAACCGGCGATACAGCAGGAGATTTCCTGTTTTGTACCGCCGGCTTTTTCGTTATTTGCATCGGATTATTATTTCTGTGTTACTTGAAATTATCCCAAGACACATACCCTGTAACAAACTTCCCGACTGGTGTCCTGCCGCAGTTCGCCGCCGTAGTGGTGATGCGATACCGCCCCAGCTTGCACGGTACGCCGTCGTAGATGTAGTACGTTCCGGCGGTCAGCCGTGAAGCAGGTGTGGTAGCAGTTTCGTTGGCGAACAGCGGCACGTTGCTACCGATGTGCACCGCCTGACCTTTCGCAAACTTCCCGGATCTGCTGTTGGTATACACTGCCTTCCTATTGGAATCGAAAACGGAATACCCTGCCTTGCATGCCTTCTTCGCATTTTCTAAGGAAGAATACGCCCCCAGCTGCGACTTTGCATCTGCCCAAGACTTTCTTACCCGGTAAAGCTGCTTTGTAGAAGGTGCAGAAATAGTGGAAGTTCCTGCATTCAAATAAGACTGTACCTTTTTCTTGAACTCCGCCCAATGCGGCAGGATATACGCCGGGCACATTTTATAACTGTTGTGCATGGTGTTCAGCTGATCCACGGTCCCGTTCCGCCCGTCACGGACGTTGAGCCAGTGTGTGTGCGTGTACAGGTGGTTGATGCCCAATCCATGCTGTTTCAGAAGTGCAGCTGCCAGACGTGCAGCATTTTCCTCTGCCCGCTTGTCTGCTGCGTCACCGCTGCCATTCATGATGCACTCAATGGCAACGGTTCTGCGGTTGCCGTTTCCGCTGCCGTCCGCAGCATGCCAGCCGGACAGCGACAGCGGCAGATTCTGCCACGCACAGGTGCTGTCCACATAGTAGTGTACCCTTACGGTTTTCATGTTGCCGTTGACAGTCGCACGAGTGTACTGCTCTGCTGGCGTAGTGCCGGCGGCAGTCTTGATGCGGTCAGTGTTGTGGATCGTCACGCCCAGCACCTTGCCTGTCAGCTGTGCTGTCGGCATGTCAATACGATTGGGGTTGTGCTTTGTCAGCAGATACTCCTTGACGGTCACACCGCCGAGCGTGGTTGTTTTGTCTGGGGTTAAAATTGCCATAATTAATCTTCCTTTCCCTTGCTTTGCAGCAAGTCAATTGCTTTTTTTAACGGTGCCGGCATGGGAATCCCCATTAGTCCGGCGTTTTCAAAAATGGAAATCAGCTCGTTGACCGTAAACGCGATGCAGACTGCATCACGGATATACGTTGTGCCAAGAATCAGATCCAGTTGTGCAGAGATCAGAACCAGCAGCAGCGTTACACATTTTCGGGAAACGCCTTTCCAGCCAATTTTTGATTGCAGACCGCCGGAAGCTGTCTTGGGGGATTTCCGGAATACGCCTGCCAAAATCAAACCGGTCAAAAAATCGATTGCCATAAACAACAGCAACGCCCGAATAGATGCGTCCCACCCGCCGAACAGCCCTGCTATAAAGCTGCCAACAACGCCGGCAATCGTGCAAATGGTTTCTTTCATAGTTTCCTCCTAGTCAGTCAATAAAATAAGTCATACGGCACTCATACGAATTGGCAGGGTTGAATTCGTATGAGCTGTTTCCTGCTGGTGCAAACGACAGATTGCCACCAACGCCGAGGGTTGCGTCAAACCAAATCTTTTCCGTTGCAGTCGATGTAATACCGTGCTCTCTTTGTAACACAGACGGACGATAACCCTCTGGTATTGTTGCTACATTGTGACCTGTTCCAAACGCTGTCTTATACTTGACCGCTGCCTCAAGCCGGACTAGCTTGCCGTATTTTCTAACTTTAATGATGCTAGAAGAACTTGGATACGTCGTATTGCCGGTGACAGCCAAGGGACAGGTTACCCAGCCGGAATCGGTTAATGTTTTGGCGGAGTTTACGTCCAGTTCACCCGCATATCGATGCTGAATCCGATTGTCCTTTTTCACTAAAATCCACGTGTCTGACGAGTTGTATGTATCAACGTCGTTTATCAAGCCGTTCCATGTGGTGGCGTTGGCTACAGTGCTGGTTAGAAATGCATGGTCATAGTACGCTGTGTCGGCACCTGTGCCTTCTGGTTCCTCAGACTGTATCAAATGCTGAGATGTCCAAGATTTGTATTTGCCATATACAGCGTAATTTCCGTTCCAGTACCCCCAAGGCATATACGCCCAAACGGTATATGTGTCATGTGCTGTAGGTATCACTTTGACTTTGACACTACTACAGCCGACACGATAGACCGTAACGCCACACGCTTTTGTCGCCGATTCTGTGGATTGCCATCCGTCCTTGATCTGAACTTCAAAAGAAGAGTTTTGGTTCGCACGACCATTTGCTCCATCGCCGCTCCATACACGTATCATGGCATTGCTGAAATTACCGGAGGATACCAGCGTGCCTAGCTTAACCCATTTTGCGGTGTTGTTGGCACCGCTTACCCAAAGAGCACTGTTTGTTATCATCGCATGTGTATGACCAGATGCCGCCTTGCTGTCCAGTGCGGCTTTTACAGCTTTGCTCTGCACCGGATTTGTGGAGGTAGCAGACAAGGCACTGTCTACCGCGACCTTGGTTGCACCAGCAGCGATACCGTCCAGTTTTTTCTTATCCGCCGCCGTGTATGACGCTGTTGTCTTATCCAGCACTGACTTATTGTCATGCGAATGCGTATACCCATAAACCGTATTCCAGCCCACATCTGTAATCTTATCCAGCGTTCCCTTATTCTCATGGACGTGTGCCTTATTTGCCGCACCGTTGATAAACTTCCACTGTTCCTCGCTCAGCTGGTCAAGCACTGCCTTGTTGTCATGGGTGTGACTGGATACTGTCAGGCGACCGGTCTTGGTATCAAGGCTTACCGACGTTCCACCGTCTCCGTCTATCAAAAAAGCACTCTGCTTCGCCGTGGCAGCGTATCTCGCGGAGCCCGTTGCGATTGTGGAGAATGCATTCTGGTTGACTTCAGCACCGGCAGCGATGCCGGCAAGCTTTGTCTTTTCGGCAGCGGTATAGCTGGCAGTTGTTTTGTCCAGCACAGACTGGTTCTCATGTACGTGTGTCTGCCCGTACACCAGCAGCCACGACGTTTCATCGATCTTGTCCAAGGTGCTTTTGTTGTCGTGCACATGGGCTTTGTTTGCCGATGCTTTAAAGCTCGCGTAATCCTGTGCCGTGATTCTGTCCAGCACTTCCTCGTTATCATGCCTATGGGACTGCCCGTATACAGTCAGCCACGCTGTTTCATCGATCTTGTCCAGCGTGTCCTTGTTTGCGTGGATATGTGCCTTGTTGACAGCCCCTTTGAAGTCCGCGTAATCCTGCTCCGTGATTTTATCCAGAACGCCCTTGTTGGAGTGTGTATGAGCCAGTGCATCGGCACCGGAGCCGGCATCTGCAATGCTGCCGCCGCCCTGCCCGCCGCTTCCGCTTGTGATGCCGCTTTCCTGTGTGCCTACCGTCAGCTTCGCATTTTCAGGTGCCGCGATCGGAATCTCAATCGCAGTTATAGGGAAAAGGCTCTCCGCGGAATCCCCCGGCAGCTTTGTCCGTACATAGTCGCCGTGTGTGAAGTGCTCCACGCTTTCGTCGATGTCCGCCAGATCGATGGCTTCCGCACGGATCGTGCTTGCCGCTTTCCCGTTCTGCCGCAGCCACACTGCCCCCTGATACGCCAGCGTTCCCGCGTCTGTAATATCATCAAAGGTCACAGCCTGCTGTATCAGACCGTACTTTTCCATGCGGGATTTGCTGTAGACCATGTTTCCGGATTTCACGAGATCGTCCGTTCCGGTCATATACTGGATCATAAAAGTGGCATCGTCATCGTCCGCCTTATCTATCGTAAGACGGACTTCGTTATCTCCGCTGCTGTCCTTTCGCTTTCCCAGCGGCACAACGGCAGTTGCAAGTGCGGTGCAGTCATATGTCCAGTCGCAGTTCAGCAGATTTTTGGCATACCGCACGTCCTGAGAGCAGGTCCCGTCCGGAATTGCCAGCCAGTCGATATATCCGGCACAGGTATCGCTGCCGACGTATCGGACACGCAGAATGCCGCCGAATGAATCCAGCAGCTTATCTTGGATTTCTTCCCAGAAAGACGGATACACGCCGCTGGAACGTGCAATTGTGCCCTCTGTGCCGCTTTGCGTCAGTGCCTTGTGTATCGTCACGGTACCCAGTTCGAAGCTTTTCGACTTGTCCCGCAGCTTCTGGTTGTACAGTTTGATGTACCAGTACAGCACCTCTTTCGGCGTTGCTCCACTGATCGCATAGGAAAAGTGCAGGTCATTCAGCCATGCCAGAGCCCCCTCGCAGTCATACGTGCGTATGCCGTACATGTCCTGACTGTATCCTGTAACTTCTCCGTAAAAAAGTAGTTCGCTGTCCCGCCAGATCTTCACGCGGGACACCTTGCATTCGATCTCTTTGTACAGCGGGTGCTGCGGGTAGATCGCAAAGGAAAAGCTGTCCACGCCGTTGACCACAAGCTTTACGTCAGGATCTGTGACGTACTCCATGCCGTTGACACTGCCGGTGAAGCACAGCAGCTTCTCATCTACTTTGACCTTATACACTCTTACAGGCTCCTTTCTTGCAGCTTTATCGTCACTGTCAGATCACCCTCTCCGACACAGCAGAACCCGAACTCCTGCGTTGCCCCCGCCGGAATCTCAACGCCGCTGATCGCCGTATCTTTCCCGCTTGGCAGCGATTCGGATTCGTTCAGGTACGTGTCGCTGCTGCCGCCTGTGTGCCGTTCCGTTGCTGTGACATAGAAATCCTTGTCGCCGTTGAACGTCGGCACAGCAGGAACGCCGCCGGCGTTTGTGACGGAGGCGTGGATCAGGGTGGCAGCCGTACCACCAGCTGTACCAACGCCTTTTCCGACCGTGTGACCGGAGCAGGTCACTGTTCTAGCCTTGTTCTTGTACTTATACGGATCGCAGGTCGCCGTCAGCGTCACTTTCCCGATCTGCCCGTCAGGAGAGAGTTCCCCGACAGATACACGCCCCGTGTAGAAGTAATCCTTGTCATCGTCCAGCACAATTTTCACTCGCTTGCCGTTCAGGGCGTTTTGCAGCTTTGCATATGCCGCGTTCAGCCCGAAGCGATCCGCGGTAAAGGTGAACTGCATCTTCAGCGTGCGGCTTTTGTACGTCACGCCGCCGAAGTACTCCGTAAAGTCCACAGCCCCGTCTACGCCGGGGATCTCCACCAAGTTGGTGTTCGGCTCCGCTTCGCCGATGCTGTAGGAATTCAGAAAAAGCTGGTACACGTCATACGAATGGTTCCCGTCAAATTTGATGCCTTTCATTTTATGTCACTCCTCTCCTTGCTTTGTTTTGCAGGCTGCCCAGTTCACGGCTCATATCAGTGGCGACAAGCTTTGCAAGCGTTCTGCCATTGATCTTGATGTCGTGACCGGATACAGCCACCAGCTGCGGAAAGTAGTTACGTATCATAGACAAAATTTCAGACAGCTGTTCTGCAACACCGGCGTTCTCCATACGTACCGCGTCCTGTATGTATCTTTGCAGCGTCGCGATTGGAGCAACTGCTTCTGCACCAGCTTCCCCGCCGATCATGGCGTTCCCATTGCTGGGATTTATGCCAAAGACAGTCGGCTGGTTCAGCACAGCACCCTTCGCGTACCATTCCACGCTCAAATGCGGTGCGGACGGCGGATCAAGAGAAAAGCTGCCCTCAATACTGAAATGCGGCAGCTTGATGTCCGGCAGATGCCAGTCAAAGTCGAACACGCCTTTCAGCCATTCCACAACGCTGCCGACAGTCTCTTTTACGCCGCTGAACTTCTCGGAAGCAGAATCAAAGATGCCCTTGAAGGTGTCCTTGAAACCGTTCAGGAATCCGCTCAGATAGCCGGAAACCGTATTCCACAGCCCTGTCAAAGAGGTAATGATTCCGGTGCCCATTTCGCCGAACCCCTGCTTGATACGATCAGTATCTCCTGTAAATATGCCGACAAAAACATTGAACACGCCCTGCAAAAATTCGAATACACCGGAGATTGCCTGTATAATGCCGTCGATCGCGTTAAACAGCCCGTTCAGCAGCCCTGCTACGGTGGAAACTGTTGTCGCCACGACAGTGCCGATCAGAGCAATGATCGGTTGCAGCCAGCTTAAATTTTCGCCAATGGCTTGAATCTTCTCGATCCAGCCCGGCAGATGCTCTGCAATAGTGCTGCTGATCGTGGAAATTACAGGCGTTATCAGGGAGGACAGTATCCCGATCACACCCGCCACAAACTGACACGCTCCGGCGAACACTGTCATTGCCGTAGATGCTGCACCGCCGCTTTCGACAAAACCGGAAAACAGTTCGGTCAGCGGCGAAACCGCATCTTTCAGGTTGTTCCACGCATCTTTCAGTGCATCGATGACCGGCTGGAAAGATTCCTGCACAAAAGCCGCAACTTCCTGTGCCTTTTCCCACCATTCCCTGAGTTTTTCCTTGAAGTTCTCGATCTGTGGCTGAATCTCCTCGAATTTCTGCCGTGCGATGTCTATCCACTCAGAAAGCTTTTGCATGGCAGGAATTACGAAATTCTCCATGATCGGCTCGCCGATTTCCGCCTTGAACTGCCGCCATTTTTCCGTCAGATTGGCTTGCACGTTGGCGTACTGCGTGGATTCCTTTGCCGCCTGTCCGACAGCACCGGAGGCCTGCATCATGTTTTCTGCATATTCCAGACGTGTTGCCTGCTTTGTGGCTTCGTCCAGATTCGCCCATGCCTTGGTATCCGCGACTACGCCCTTTTCAACGGCATACGCCGCCATTTGTGTGTCGTTGGCAAACAGCCCAATTGCTTCACCGCCCTCATAGGAGCCGTTGACGAAACTGTTCAGGTGCCCCATGGATTCTTCCAGTGACACGTCCCAGAACGCTGCTGCGTCGGATGCTAGAGTCAAGCCGCCTGCCGCAAGGTCGGTGGCGTCTTCTATGCCAAATCCCAGACCCTTGAACTTTGCAGTGAGAGAGGTCATGCTCCCGGTTAGCCGGGTGGATACCACGCCGGTGGCATCTGCCACCGCCTGCATCTTTTTCTGTGCAGCACCGGCATAATTGCCCATGGTCTGGTCAAAGGCAGAATTTTCCGCGGACACCTCTGCCGCAGATTCTACAGAATCCTTGCCAAAATCCCAAAGTGCCTGTCCTGCCTTTGCGGCAAGATCGATCAGCTTTTCAAAACCGCTCGCCAATACATTGGCAATGGCGCCCTTCATGACGGAAAATCCGCCTTCTGTGTTTTTGGCGCTGTCCCCCAGTTCCTTGACCGATTTTTTCGCCTTTCCGGCGGAATCGTCCAGATTTTTCTGTTCCCGGTTCAGCTGATCGGCGGCTTTCTGTGCCTGACTCAACTTTTTCTCGTTGCTTTTCAGCTCAGAACTTAGCTTTTTGATGTTGTCCGCACAGGTTTTCGCCTCATCGGATTCCTTGCCGGTCTCTTTGTGGAGGTCCTTGTACTTGTCTTTCAGCTTGTCCAGTGTTGTCCGCTGTAGTTCCACCTTTTTGGTCAGGATTTGCAGAGATTCCTTGGTGTCAGAGATGTCACCTTTTTGTCCTTTGAATGCCTTGCCAAACGCCTGCCCGATCTTGTCGAATGCCTTAGACATCCGCGTCTCTGTCTTTTCGGCATCGTCCTGCGTGGTTTTCAGCTGTTTTCGCGCTTCACTGCTGTCTACGGCGATCTTGCCGCATAGCTTGAAAATATCCGTTCTCCCTCACCTCCCGTCAATAGATTTTTTCTGCCGCACCGAACTGCATCTTCTCAAACCGGGCGATATTCTGCCGGATCAGCGCCGGCACATCTTCTTTCCGGATGTGCTGAGACTGTTCTTTTGCAGAACTGGTCTGTAGCCCGTCCATAAATTCCTGGAAAGACTTGTCGCGCACTTGATGCAGGAAAAACTCCCAGCACTGCTGCCGGGAGGATTCCTCATATATCTTGCAGACCGTCTCTGCGAACCGATGCTGCCGGAGAGCAGCGCCAAGCAGCCCCATAGGGTCGGCATACCGCCGCCAGATCAATTCGCAGAATCCGGTGATGCTGTCTCCGCTGCCGCAAACGGCAGCAATTCCGTGAAAAAATCCTTCATTCCCTGCGATGTGACAAGCTGCCGCAGCATGGCAGCGTATGTGCCTGCGCCGGACTTTGCGATCTCTGCCTCAGATTTCCCGGTAACCGATGCCAGCAGCTGCCGGAGCAGCGGCTCACACTTCCGATAGTTTCGGATGATAATAGCGGCCGCCTTTGCTGCAGCTACTGCACCAACCTCACGGAAATTTCCGCTGCCGAGCCGGGAAATGGCGGCGGCGATCGCCGGATCTTCTGTCAGAGCTGCGATCTCGTCCGAACCAATGGCGGATGCAATGTCGAACAGCATCCCCATATCCTCTGCAGTAAGTTCCCGCATATTTACCTGCTTCATACGCCTGCTCCTTTCACTTGGACGCTGCCGCGCTGGCAGCTACGCTCTGGACATCTGCGCTTGTTTTCGGATAATAGATATTGATGTTCAGACCTGTCATGCGGTCGCCGTCAGAATACGGCCGGTATGCCTCAAATGTCAGCGGCAGCACACTCGCTTCAAAGCTCTTGCCGTCCACCTTTGCGCCGCTGGTGCAGATGGCTTTATCGAAAACAATGACAATAGGCTTACGGCCTTTCAACGTTTCGCCCACATACGCCAGCTTGTCGATCCAGTGCTTTTCTTCAATCTTTTGTCCGGTCGTGCCGACCAGGTAGTCTTTTGCGCCCTGCGATTCTACCAGATCGGAAAATAAGGCATGGTTCAGCAGCTCTGGCGTCATGTCCAGAGCATTGATGGTCATTGTGCCGGTCTCTCCGGTCTTTACCACACCGCCGTATACCTTGACGCCTACGCCGTCGATCGGCACATCGTACAGTGTGCTGGTGATCTCCAGGCTGTTACCGCCGGATGTCGCACACAACAACGTTTCTTTAAAATTGAACTGTGCATTGCCGCCGGAGGTGCCGGTCGTCAGCGTCAGTCCTTTGTGGATCGTCCCTGCGCCCAGCCAGATCCGCTCTAATGTATTTTGGGTCATGCCGTGTTGTCCTGCCTGCATATTACTCCACTCTCCATTCTATGTATTTCAGATTGATCTGTATTTTTTTCAGCCGTGCATCGTCGCACGGAACAGCAACAGCGCTGTTAAAGAACAGCACCACTGCATAATCATCACCGGATGTGCTATATCCGGTGACTCTGGGGAACGCCCTGCAAATTCTCTCCCGGGCAGTTATCAGTGCATCCCAGCTCGTCCCAACCAACGTGAGCAGGAACGTCCCGGACAGCATACCGCTTTCTTCTGTGACCGGGCTGCTGCTGCAATGTCCGACACAGTAGACTGGCGGCAGCTTTTCGGCAGTCTGATAGGTCTCATACTGATACGGTATTTCAGCTGCTTCAAGTCGTTCTTTTACCGCCGCCAGCAGTTCTTTTGTCATGACACACCTCGTTTCACAATTGCAGCCAGACGCTGTTCTGCTTTCGGCAGGTCTTGATCTGCTGCATGCTGCAATGTGTGCTGAGCCGCCTTGCCGTCTGTCTTAAAGTACCGCACCCTGTTTTTGCCGTATACCACCGTGACTTTGCCTTTATATGTGGGCTTTCTGCTGCCGGTGTATCCGGCGACGGGAACGTACCAGGGCGACGATCTGCCGTCACCGTTCGCTGCATGGGAACCTGTCCCAAACTCATTCCAGACGGCGTTTTCTAGGTTGCTGCCAACAGTAACGGAATGCTCTGCCGTGTCAACAACATAGTCCCATGAGCCTTTCAGCTGCCCCTCGTCTACGGGAGACATTGCCGCAGCATCTGCCGACAGCAGCGCACCCATTTCCGTGAGAAATTGTTCCACAGCGCTGTCAATCAGATCGGCAGCCTCCAGGATATGCGTTTCCAGTGATACAGTTTCCATTTTCACTGTGCCGCACCTCCCGTATACCGCAGATAGATTTCCAGCTGTGATCCGTCTCCCATTTCCATAGGGTTGTCGATGTCCAGCACGTCATAGCGCTTTCCACCGCATCGCAGACGGCAGTTTTCCGGCGTGATGCTCTCTGGGAACTGCACCCAGTCTGCCACGAAAATGTGCGTGGATTGCTCCGTCTTGGCGTTATACGTTGTATAGCGGCTGTCGCTTCCGGAAAGGTCTAACCAGCCGTGAAGCGTCAGCACAGGTACTTCCTGCTCCACTGCCTCGCCGATCTCGTTGACCTGGTTCTCTACCAGCAGCAGTTCTGCAGCTGTATTTCCGCCGATCAGTCCGTACATAGCTCAGAACCTCGCTTTCCGGTATCTGTCCAGAAATCTGGCAAGCCGTTCCGGAACGCCCAGAATGCCGCTGTAAGCGTCCTCTCCGGAAAAGGTCACGCTATGCCGGCTGATGGTTTCCGATGCAATTCCTGCCCTGTCGGCGGCGTTCTGCCCCGCCTTGCTAAGCTTGTACCGCAGAATGTCCACGCACCCCATTACCACGTCCGGCGGATATGCTACACGGTGCAGCACCGCAGAATCGGTGTCCGCCGGAGCAGGTGACAGCATGCTGTCCGGCAACACCGTGTACAGCTGCTCGCCGATCTGCACGGTGTCCCCTGTCAGGATCCGCAGGCTCGGTGTCAGCATGACACCGCCCTGAATCGCCGTCACGTGCCGGAAGCCGCGTTCTGTAAAGGTGTTGTGCGTTTCCTGCCGCACCGCCGCTTCCAGTGCCGTCAGATACTCGTCCAGCATTTCATCCGTCTCCGCTGTGTCCACAAATTTCCGGAGATGCTCTGCTGTCATTAACATTTCGCATTCTCACTCCTCACTTCTTGAACTTCGCCAGTACCACCTTGGAGGTGTCAGACAGTGCTACCGCATAGAACCGGTCTGCGCTGATGTCTGTCTTTCTCGCAAGCGTTTCGCGATCTGTTTCCACGTTGGTGTCACGTTTCAGATAGATGGTCAGCGCCGCGGTGTCGTCCTCAGTCTCGCTGTCCTGATTGAGCTTGACGATGGGGCAGAAGTAGCAGGGCGTGGTAGACTTCGACACCTTGTCGCCGATCTTGGCGGATGGCAAGGTCTTCTGCACCTCAGCGATATTGCCGGCTGTGGTAGCTGTGCCGCCTGCCTCGTCGAAATAGTACCATTCGCTGTGCAGCGGAACCTTCTTGGACGGCACTACCCGGCAGTTTGCCACCATGCCGATCTCACCGGTCAGCATAACGCCGTCCCTGTACTTATCCGCGCTGATAAAATCGCTGTCCTTGCGCAGCTGCGTTACCTGCTTCGGGTGCACAAAGATCGCCTTGTCCGTGTTCACTTCCTCGTCCAGCACGTCGATGGCATCCACAATGCCGGTATACTTGATGGCTGCGGCGCTGCCGTCATAGACCAGCTGTGCACCCTGGAGCGCTGCCATGGCATCGGCATCCACCTTCGCCGCGATGGACTTTCCGATCTGGTTATTGGTCTCTGCCACCGGGTTGCCGTAGCCGGACAGCACGGATTCGTCTGTCAGTTCCACCGCTTTCATTGCTTTCTTGATCTTCACGGTGGTGGTGCTGGTCTGGAGCTTTACGGTGTCCGCCTTTACGCCCTCGGCAACGTCTACCGCATCGCCGATGTAGCTGTACTGCGGTACGGTGATCGTGTCACCCGGTACGCCCTGCAGGGTGGTGTCCACCTTTGCGAACGGGGTGACAACGATCTTGCTGGTGATTTTGGCGGAGATCATATCCGCCATGACCTGCGGGTTTACAAGGTCCTGAATGGTTGTTGTTTCTGGCATAGTTATTCTCCTTTTCTACCGGTCAGGGTGTCGTATGTGTCTTTGTCGGTCTTGTACAAGTCCAGCCGCTGGGCGTAGGACATCTTTGCGAACGCATCAGCAGTGACCGCAGAGCCGCCGCTGTTGTCCGGCAGCTTCTGTTCCAGTATCTGCTTTTTCTCCGCCGCCGCGAACTGCGTCGGATACTGGGATTTCAGCGTTTCCAGCGTGGTGTCCCAGCCTGTCAGTCTGCCCTTGTCGTCCAGAGCCACGCCGTCCATGCCTTGCAGTTTGTACGCCAGATAGTCGGTGTCCAGTGCTCCGGCTTTCAGCAGTGCCACCTGCACCGCAGCGTCCAGTTTCGCCTTGGCAAGCTCTGCTTCCAGTTCGGTGATGCGGGCGTTCTCCTGTGTCTGTTTGGCGGCATTGTCTGCCTTGGTCTGCTTCTGGGCTTGCTTTAACGCGTCCTGTGCCTGTTGCAGCTGCACCTGCAACGCGTTGTACTCTGCCGCTGTGTAAGTCTTTTCCGGCGGCGACGCGTCGAGTTCAGGCGGCTGTGCCGGATTCTTCTTCGGTTCGTCTGCCATTTGAATCAGTCCTTTCGTGATTTGGGTATAAAAATAGCACCTGATCGCTCAGATGCTGATTTTTCGATAAAAGAACGCCGTACCCACAGGCTTTTCTTGTTCTTGTTTTCCGTCCCTCCGCCAGTTTTTGCCCGTGGTCGGGGCAGTGATTACAGTTCGATGTCTTCGATCGCTGCACGTGCTTCCAGACTGGCGATATAGTCAGCCATCGCTCTGATCTGGAAATTATAAATTCCTCTCGGACAGGTCGGCTGGAAGTTCAGTTTGCCTTCGTCCCATTTGTCCAGCATTGCTTTCAGCTTCTGGTACCGGACGCACACTTGCATATACTCCGCTTTGAATCGCTCTTTGTAATCGGTACTGTTCATCAAGCTTACGGTATCTTTCAGTTCTGCCTGCTTGTATGTTGCCATTATTTTCTCCTTTCTGGCATGAAAAAAGCACCTCGGCTGAGATGCTTTTCGTGGTTTTGATTTTGTTTAACACCACATGATCGTCCGTTCTTGTGGCAGTTCATTTTTTTCTGCTGTGCAGAAATACTTTTCAGCATGATGAATGTGCGATGTGCACCACTCATATCCAGCCGGCAGTTGAAAAGTATCTATTTTCTTTTTCTGTCGGTCAAAACTTAGTGAAATCGGCGTATGGCAATCTTCCACATATGCCACACAGGTAATCTTGTCACGATTTACCTTTATGCTTTTCAATGCTATCATAATACTCATACGCCTCCTTTGCGTAATTATATGTTTGTGATGTGATCTTATGTGCTTCTGCTTGCGAATAGCCTTGTTCCATAAGTTCCCGTTCCATTTTCTCGTGTTTCAACAGAGTAAGATCATGTGGCTTGACATCTTTTCCATCGATAAGCCGTTGCCACGATTCTGCCATTTTGTAATCCGAATCAAAATAATCTATCCGGTCTCCCAGATCGTGTTTTTCCATGAAAATAAAATTTTTTATAGACTTCACTAGTTCGGGAGAGAATCCAGTATTCTGTGCAATTCGTGACACGTCTGTCGTCATTTTCCGAACGGCAGCATAATATCTTTGTGCGTGCTTATCTGCTCTATCACTATCTGGATTCAAAGCACCGCTTATTTTCTTTATTATACCACTATCCGCCCCAGAAGTCAACGATTTCCCGCCGATTTTCTCCGCCCGATACGTCTTTCCCGTACCGCCGTTGTCCTTTGTTGCAGGCGGTGCAACTTCCGCAGCATGCCCCGCAGGAACCGGAACCGTTCCGTCCGGTTTCCCCGCTGTTTCCTGCACGTATCCCGCACGATATGCCGCGTAGGATTCACTGGAAACCTTCACAAGGGCTCTGTGCTGGTTGTCATACTTGTAATCGCTGTCAGTTCTGACTGCCCACCTTGGACGGCTGTAGGCGTGACAGCGGCAGTTGATGTCCTCGGACGCAATGCCAAACTTACCGGGTGCCTGTGCCTTTCTGCCGTCCACCTCAAAGGGCTCGTCCAGTTCGCGGACCTGCCCGTCCAGCCGGACATGGTGCGGGCGTGTCTTTTTGTCCATGGTGCTGTCCCACTGCTTCACCAGATCTGCCCCCTGCTGCTTCGCCGTTCTGGCGGCTTCCAGTCTGGCGGCATTGGCAATGCGGTTTCCCTCGGTGCGGACGATCAGCTTTGCCCGTCCCAGTGCCCCGCCACGCATAGTGGCATAGTTGCCGATCATTTTACCGGTGATCTGGTTCGCCATGTCCCCGTAGCTTGCACCAGATGCAAAGCCGGCGGAAACGATGTCGGTGATATGCTTTTTCAGTCCGGCAAAGTCCTCGCCGATGCTGTCATACAGCGGCTTTACAAGCTTCGTGTCGTTGACGGCAGCCTGACAGACCTTATCCTGCGGAACTGGCAGCGAGAGCCGCAGCCCGTCGCTTTGCAGTTCGTACAGCACCGCCGTGTGCCCTGTGAGATAGCAGTCCTGCAAGTACTCCTGCACGGTGCGGTACGTCTTGCTGTGCAGCTTTCCGAGAATGCGTTCCAGCTGCTTTTGCAAGCCCTGCTGAAACGCTTTCTGGTAGGCAACAGCCTGCCGGTTTTCCACGTCAGTCCGTTCGTCCAGCTGCCGGAGCCTGTCCTTGACATCTTCCAGTGCTTTCTGATACGATCGTTCCAGCTGCTCCATGACTTTTTTCTCGGAAAGCAGCTCATACTGCGTGGTCTGCTTCTGTGCCGGTGTCATCTGCCGCACCTTCTTCCAGCTGCTGCATCAGGCTGTCCAGCTGTGCACCGTCCGTCTGTTCCAGCGACTTCCGCACCTCTGCCTCGTCCAGTTCCAGCACCTTGCACAGCGGCTGCAGCACGGCTTCCACACCCAGCTGTGCCGCCGCGGCAAGCAGAGTGCTGACCTTGATCTGCACGGCAGCAGCTTCCGCACTGCCGATCGCCGCGTTGTCGGATTCGTTCGTGATACAGGTTCTTGTGAAGTCCATTTTCACGTCAGCACGGGTGAACGCCGTCCCCCTGTCCTTGTTGATTTGCTGCAATACCACGTCGATGATGCCGCCCATCATCTGCCGCAGGTGTGTTTCCAGCTTGCCGCACTTGATGTCCAGCAGGGCGTACCGGGACTTGATGACCACGTTGGTGACGCTGCCGTCGCCGACCTGTGCGGCGTTGAAGCCCATGCCGAACTGATAGATGTTCTCTTTGTCCAGTTCCAGCTTGACCTTGCGGGCTTCATAGGGCACTTCGACCGTTTTCATATCCACCCCGCCGCTTTCGCCGGTGCCGATCACCTTCTTGGTCTTGATGTTCTGCATCAGTTCCGTCATGTCTGTGCCGCCGTATCCGGACACGACCACCAGATACTCCGCCGCGTCCTGCAGGTTGTTGGACAGCCCGCAGGACATCAGGTCATAGTCGTCGATCAGCGACTTCACCGGCTGAAGCCCCGAAACGCGTTCGCGGTTGTTGTCGATGCGGAACCACGGCAGAAAGCCCAGCCCCTCGAAATAGGTATCGTCGGAATTGCCCTTTTTGTAGAGCACATGCGGCCGTGGATTGGGAAGCCCGTTTTCCGGTTCGTCCAGCGTGATCGTGCCGCTGTCCGGCTGCGTATACGTCCACGTCTGCGTGTCGTCCATGACAAGCACCTTGTACACTGTGTGCCCGTACATGTCTGTCCGCTGCGGATACCGGTACAGCACATAGTCCCTGCCGTCAGAAGTGTATCTGCCGTCCGCTTCCACCACAGACAACGCATCGGCACACTGGAACGCCAGCCTGCCGTCTGCGTTCATATAGGCGTACAGCCAGCCCCAGCCGCAGACCACCGCATCTGTACAGGCATCTGCCAGCTCCGCCCGAAAGCGGTCGTTCTCGTTGAAGTAGCTGTCCAGTTCCTTTTGCAGCTGTTCATCTTCGGCGACCACGATCCTGTCACGGTTGCTGAGCAGATACTGTACTTCCTGATCTGCCAGTTCCGTGAAAAACGGGTGTGAAATTTTGATGTTGCTTCTGGTTTTGTCCTCTTGCAGCTCTCCGTGGGCATCATAGTAAAACAGGCGGTAGTTCTGTATTGCATGGCGGGCGTGGTAGTACTGCCGCCCGATGCGTGCCTGTGCCTTCTGCGGATCCCCGTATGCTGTGTTCAGCAGCGTTTGTATCTCTCCAATATTCAGCATCATTTCACCTCCTACACAAGCCACATGCCCAGCGGCTTGGGATTTTCATACACGCCGGTCAACGCGTCCGGTGCGTCGTCGTGGGCATTCTTTCCGGTACGCTGATAGGACAGCACCGCACCGGCAAAATCCCGCCAGCGGTCTGCCCAGTTCACCGGAAACAGCACGTTCTGCATCACGCCGGTGCTGTTGGATAAAATCCGTGCAGTCTTGTTCTTATGCTGGTGAAACCACGTAATTTTCGTGTGCCGGTTCCCCAGCTTCCGGCATTCCCGTTCCACGTTTCTGGCGAACCCTCTGCCGCCGTTGTTGGATTCGATGATCGCACAGCCGATGTTGTGCTTTGTCAGCATCTGTGCAGTCTGCGGCTCGGTGGTTTCCATGGGTGCACTGGTATAGAGCACGTCCAGCACATAGTACGTCCCGTTGTACACGCCGTAGCAGATGCTGCACAGGTAGTCGCTGCCCTCGTCTGCGGTATCGGTGTAGCACAGCAGATACTGGAGCAGGGATGCCCCGTTCTCGTCCGCCGGCAGTGCGGTGTACGTCTGAATCCTGGTGTACAGTCTGCCCTTGATGTCCATGGGTTCCTGCTGATAGTTGGCGGCGGCGATCTCTTTTCCCATGGCACTCGTCTTTGCCAGATAGGACCTTTTGGTCAGCACGGCATCACAGAGCATTGTGCCGTCGTCCTGCAACGCTTTCATGCAGACGTGCCGCATCTTTGCACCGGACTTTCGGTAGTGCTCCAACGCCCGCCCCGCGAGGTCGTCTGTCGCCCAGCGTGTCATGATGATGAGCAGCTTTCCGTTTTCCTCCAGGCGGGACTGCATCGTATCCGTAAACCAAGCCCAGTGCTTTTCTTTCACCAGTTCGTTGTTGGCTTCTTCGGCGTTTTTGATGAGGTCATCGATAATCATCAGCGATGCCCCGAAGCCGGTCGCCGTACCGGTGGGCGATGTGGCAAGGTAGTTGTTGTAGCCGCCCTCCAAGCTCCACAGGTTCATTGCCCCGTCGCCGTGCTTGATTCGGGTGTCGGGGAACACATCGGCGTACACCGGTATGTACAAGTCCGCTTTTTGCTCGGAGATCGCGTTTCGCACATTCTTGGAAAACATGGTGGAAAGCGTTTCGTTGTAAGAGCCTGTCATGATTTTCTGAGAGGGATCACGGCCGAGCACCCACTCCACCAGCAGGCCGGCTGTTCTGGACTTGCCGTGACGGGGCGGGAGATTCACGATCATCACCTCGTCATCAGATTCCACGAACGCCTGAAACTCCCTGCACAGCCGCACCAGATATGCCCTGTTCGGCTGGTAGAAATCCGGTGCCATCAGGCTGCAATAGGCAAAAAAGTCACGCCTTGCCAGTTCCGCCTTCGCACCGAGCACGATCAGCCGCTTATCCACTGCCGATCACTTTCCGCAGTTCTTCTGTGGTGAGTTCTGCAAACGGATTTTTCTGCACCGATGCCTCCACCTTTGTGGTGTACTCCCCTGTCATCTTGTTCAACGTGTCCACGGCTCGGATACGGTCTGCGGCGGCGTTGTCCTCGTCCCTGGCGATGTCGGACAGCAGCTCCTGCCGGCCTCTTGCCGTCATGATGCGTGCGGTCTGGGCAGCTTCGGACAGCTGTTTGATGTAGGCGGCAACGCCACTGTTTGCCACTAGTTTGTAGGCATTCCCCCGTGCGTACTGCTCCGAATACCCCGCAGAAACGGCAGCCTGTTCAGCGTTACCGCACTGCACGTAGTATTCTGCAAATTTTCGCTGACGTTCGGTCAATGCGGTCACGCTCCTTTCAATGGCATACAAAAAACGCCGCAAGGAAATCCTCACGACGTTTTGCTTTTTTCGTCAGTATAAGTATAGCATGGAATGCGGATTACTGCAAGTGAGATTCGGTGAGATTGTGTGAGGTTTTTTCCAGCATGGCAAGCCCCTCATGAAAAATCTTTCTCGTCACACCATAGTCCCGATGCACCACCAAACGGGAGATTTGCTTCAGACTGTTTCCCGTCAGCAGGTGCGATTTCAGTATGATCCGCATTTCCACTTCCTTTGCACCGCCACCGGAAATGGCACGGTTGATCTCCTGCAAAATCCCCAGTTTCAGCTGATCCCGTTCCTGTTCCAGCTGCCCGATCTCCTCGTCGATCTCTGCGGCACGCAGCAGCTTCTGTTCCGTGCGGTTTTCGGCAGAGCCGTGTGCGGCTCCGATGCTGTCGAACTGCACTGACTTTACAGACGTGCAGATTTCTTTGTCAATCTGGAGATCTCTTATCAGCTTGGGGATATCACGATAGCGTGTGATCTTTTCTTCGATGGTCATGGCTTACTCCTCCTCACACCCGATGCACTCACGCACAATGCCGTATGCTTCGTCGATTTCGATCATGTCATTGCCGAGAACATTATCGCTAGAACCCCAAAATCTCCTCCTGATCTGTTTCAGCTGTTCCTCGGTGACCAGCACGCCGGGCTTGCCACGCAGCGTGTCAAACGCCGTCATGATCCGTGATGCCGTTTTCTTGTCCTCGCCGCAGATGAGATATACCTCGTCCTCAAACTGCCGTCTTGTTTCTTCGTCGATCATTGTCTACTCCTTTCCGCCTGCATCTGCACACACGTCCAGCTGGTCTACGTCAATGCCGTATGTTTTCCGCAGGTATGCGATTGCGTCATCTGCGGTCACGTCATGCCCGAAGATCTGCGGAAGATGCAGCAGTTCGTCCACGACACCGTACACACGTTCCAGACGAATCTTTCGCCAGCCAAATGCCTTTTCCAATGCCACAAGTGCCACTGCTATGCCCTGCTTTGCTCCGTCACGCAGTGCCTGTTCCTGCATCTCGATGTAAGAGGATTCCGAAATGCGGACGGCGTAACGGTCTTTTCTGGTGTTCATCTGCACACCACCCCGCAAATCAGGAATCCTGCCGCAAAACAGATCAGCCCGATTGCAGCGTAGGCTATGCTAGTTGGTTTCATGTTCCTCTTCCTCCTCGATCTCCACAAACACCCCCGGCACATCTGACCAGAACTTCTCCACCACTGCACTGTAGATCTGCTTGTCATCGTTCCAGTAGTGCAGCTGGGTCATGATGTCGAACAGTGCCTTGCACAGGTTGTCCACGTCCGGCTTGTTGGTATAGGGTTCGCCGTTCTGGTGCTTTGCCTTTCTGGGATAGCACCACTTCACCACCACACGAACCGCACCGCTGTACGGCTGCTCCGGAATGTGCTTCATGAGATGGGCGGTCAGCTTTGCCTCTGCCTCGCCGTTTCCACGCTGGTAGAACCGGTGCCGTCCCTGCTTGTCGATGGTATGTCCCACCTGCTGGTGCGTACTGGTCGGCGGCAGCATGGGCAGGAAAAATGTTGTCATGTTCGTACCTCCATTTCTGGTTTTTTCGGGTTCGCTTTTGTCAATGTCAGACGACAAGTGTTACAAGAGTGCCGTGCATTCGCACTCTTGTTACTTGTTGTCATTGACTGTCACACAGGGACAGGGACAAGTATATATTTATATATACACTGTTGTCCCTCATTTTGTCCCACCATTATTTTCCACTTTTGACAGCTGAATGCTGTTGTCCGCAATGGTCAGTTCTCCGCAGTCCTTGACACGGCGGCGGACGGTTTTTTCACTGATGCCCAGATACTCCGCCATGTCTTTCAGCGTCACCACCCCGTCCATATTGCAGGCGTGAAACGCATTGAGCAGAGCCGCTTTCTTGTCGGCTTTCTGTGCCGCATAGGTCTCCCTGGTTTTCTCTCCGCGTTTCTTGTTCCCACGCTGATGCGGCGGCATCTCGCTCTCTGCCTGCAGGTCTTTCAGCACGCCCACAGTGTCCTCCACATGGACAGGATACCGGAACCACATGTTCTTCGGCTCGAACTTCGGAAACTCTCGGAGCGTGCCGTCCAGCCGCCATGCGGTCCGCTGCCGCACTGTCCGCTTGACCGCCTCGATCTCGCCGAGAAAGCCCTCGTACACCGCCGGCGGCAGATTGTCCCGGCACAGCTTCAGGGATTCCACATGGCTGAGCAGCTCGTCCGGCGAGGCATCTGCCAGCACTGCGGGAGCGTGCTGCCGCAGCTTCTCGATGCAGGCTTCGCAGATCGCCGTGTTGGTCTCCTGTTTGAGGATCTCGTCGGTCAGTTCCAGTTCCGTCATGTCAATGAGTGCGTCCGGATCACGGGCAAACACGCCGCTGCCGGAGGCACGGTCCATGCTCCGCTTGCCGCCCTGTGCCCCCTTGCTGTGGTGGTGGCAGTAGATCACCGCACAGCCCAGCTGGGTGCACACCTTGTCGAACTGGTTGCAGAAATGTGCCATCTGGTCGGCACTGTTCTCGTCGCCGGTGATGACCTTGTAAATGGGGTCAATGATGACGGCGATGTACTGCTTTTTCTTGGCTCGCCGGATAAGCTTCGGGGCAAGCCTGTCCATGGGTTCTGTCACGCCGCGGAGATTCCAGATGTCAATGCTCCGGAGATTCGCCGCCGGCAGTTCCATTGCCTGATACACGTCCCGAAACCGGTGCAGACAGCTCGCCCGATCCAGTTCCAGATTGACGTACAGCACACGCCCTTTGGCACACTGCCAGCCCAGCCATCGCCGTCCTTCGGCAATGGCAATGGACATCTCAATGAGGGCATAGGACTTTCCGGCTTTGGACGGTCCGGCAATGAGCATCTTGTGTCCCTGCCGCAGCACGTTCTCGATCAGCGGCGGCGACAGCTCCGGCATATGCTCCCACGCCTCCGCCATGCTCTCAAACTCCGGCAGATCGTCGGTGACACTGTCGATGTAATCTTTCCATTCCGCCCACGAACTCAATCCGATGTTGGTCGCCACCAGAAACTGCTTTTTGCCGTTTCGCATAACACCCGGCATACGGGAGAGCCGGGACGGGTTCCGGTTCTGGCGGTCTACCTTCAAGCCGTTCTTGTCGCAGACCTCGTAGAGGAAATCCACCCGTTTTCGATATTCTTCGTAGTTGGGAGCGTCCACACGCACAATGGCGTGGAGGCTCTTGCCGCCGGAGTACACCAGACACGCAATCGGCAGCTGCATCTCGTGGAGAATGCCGTTCTGCCGCTCCACGTCCAGCACGTCCGATTCCACCAGTGCATAGCGGTATTCTGTGACGTTTTCGTTTTTGCCGCCTTTGCCGTCCAGCGGATTGAACCGGATCCACGCTCCGGCTTCTTCGGCGTAGTCCCCAACCACTGCCCCGATGTCGCCGCCGCACTTGCCCAGAGCCTCCAGGAGCTGCCCGGCGGTACGGTCGCAGCAGCCCGATGTGGGCAGATACTTGTTGTCCTTGTTCTTCCACGTTTCCGTCACATAGCCCACGAAATCCTCCGCCTCGAACAGCGTTTCGATGTATCGGGAAAGCTCCTGTGCCGGATTCCACGTCTGCGGCTCTGGAATGGGAATATCCTGTGCCTCTTTCCGGCTGGTGACTACGTAGTCCTCCCCGATGTAATCATCCCAACTGAGAGCTCTGGATTCTTTCGGGGCACTCTGGGGACGATAGCCGTTTTCCAGTGCCATGTGTACAATTGTTCCGGCAGTGACCGGGTGCTCTGATCCGGCGAAAGACCGCCACTTCTTTTCGCACTCGCCGCTGTGATACCGGGCAGTGTCACGCTGTGACCAGCTGTCCCAGAGGGAACAGTCATAGCCGGAATCTTTCAGTGCCATGCCCACGCCGCACCACTCCTGATAAGTCAGGGCTGCCGGGTCGATGTAGTCCAGCAGTTCGTCTAAGTTGTCGTCTTTGTAATCCATTTATCCATGCACCTCCGGCACATACTCCGCCGCTGTGATCGACCGCGGCACACGCCAGCCGTTTGCGGCAATGCGGTTGATGAGATTCTTTGCCGCATCGAAGGACCAGCCGCCCACGTGCAGAAAACCGTACTTTTCCAGACAGCGTATCTGCTTCGGGGTAGCCAGTCCGCTGATCTGCCGCTGTGCCACCGTGCGGAGGATCTGTTCCGCCTTGCCGGCACTCTCCACCGCATCAGGGTTGATGCCCCGTTTCTCCAGGTCTTTCTTCTGCTTGTCCGTCGGCGGACTGGATTCCCACCCGAACGCCGGCACATAGCCGGTCAGATCCTGGGACTGGATCGACATCTCGTACTGCAGGGGGTCTACCAGTTTGGACTTCCGTTTTTTCATGGATTCCAGCTGCTCCGCCAGCTTGGATTCCCGGTCTGCCACCACGTCCTCGGACGCTTTGCTTTCGGCTTCCTCGATGTCCACCGGCACGCCGGGCTGCTGCTCCAGCTGCTGTGTCATTTTCTGCTGCACTTCCTCGTCCTCGCAGATGAGGCACGCCGGACGGCACAGCTCGTGCTTTTCCGTGTTCCACAGGAAATCCAGCAGCAGAAGATGGTCTTTCCCCTCTGCCAGTCGTGTGCCGCGTCCCACCATCTGGCAGTACAGGGCACGGACTTTCGTCGAACGCAGCACCACCACGCAATCTACCTCCGGGCAGTCCCAGCCCTCGGTGAGCAGCATACTGTTGCACAGCACGTTGTATTTGCCGTTGGAAAAGTCCTGCAAGACCTGTTCCCGATCGTCGGATTCGCCGTTGACCTCTGCCGCCCGGAATCCGTGCCGGCAGAGAATGTCCCGGAACTTCTGGGAGGTTTTGACCAGCGGCAGGAACACCACCGTCTTCCGGTCGGCACAGTGCTTTGCCATTTCGGCAGCGATCTGGTCGAGATAAGGGTCTAACGCCGTGGCAATATCTCCGGGCTTGTAATCTCCGGCAGCCGTCCCCACATGGGTGAAATCGATCTGCACCGGCACAGTCAATGCCCTGATCGGCGTTAGGTATCCCTCGTGAATGGCCTGGGGCAGGGTGTATTCATACGCCAGACTGTCGAACACTTTGCCCAGATTCTGCTTGTCGCCCCGGTCGGGCGTTGCCGTCACGCCCAGCACATGGGCATCGGAAAAGTGATCCAGTATCACCTGATAGCTGCCGGAAATGGCGTGGTGTGCCTCGTCGATGATAATGGTCTGGAAGTAGTCCGGCGGGAACTGGGCAAGGCGTTTCTGCCGCATGAGGGTCTGAACGCTGCCCACCGCGACACGATACCACTCTCCCAGACAGGTCTGCTCTGCCTTTTCCACGGCACATTTCAGACCGCTGGTGCGTTCCAGCTTGTCCGCCGCCTGCTGGAGCAGTTCGCCCCGGTGTGCAAGGATCAGCCCCCGGCTGCCGCTGCGGACTTCGTCCTCGGTGATCTTGGCAAAGACAATGGTCTTGCCGCAACCGGTGGGCAGCACCAGCAGCGTCCGGTTTCTGCCCTCGTCCCACTCCCGGTGCACGGCTTCTCTCGCCGCCTGCTGATAAGGTCGCATTTGCATGATGATCGTACTCCTTTCCATACTGGCTCCCCTAACAGGGGAGCTGTCACCGTAGGTGACTGAGGGGTTTCACTCCTTAAAACTGTCCCCTGTTCCAGCCGCCCTGAGGGGCATTCTGGGGCTGCTGCCACGACTGCACATTGCTCTGCGGATACGAGGGCTGTGGTGCAGCGTAGGGCTGCTGTGGGGCATTCTGGGCGATCTGGGGCTGATCGTAGGACGGATACAGCTTGTCGATCTGGTTTGCCTGTCCGTTTCCGCTGCCGTCCTTTTTGTCATAGGTGCGGATTTTCACATGGCACACGCCGGACTTGCCGCACACCTGTGACCAGTTCATCTGTGCCGCCTGCCCTTTCTGTTTCATGCCGATGCTGGCGAAAAACTCGGACAGCTTCCATTCCATTTTTGTGTGCAGAAACAGGTTCTCCTGCAGGAGAACGCTGCTGCCGTCCGGGCTGAACACCCGGAAGTGGACGATCGCCTTGTTGCAGGGCGGAATGTTTGCCGAACCGGCATGCCTGGCACGGTCGAACTTCTCCACGGTAAAGCGGTAGTCGCCCTCCGGCAGCAGAATGAAGCTGCTCTCCTGCTGGATCTCATCGTCCCAGCCCAGTTCGTGTCCCTGGGGATTTGCGGTTGTGTTGTATTCGTTCATGTTTGACCTGCCTTTCTGAGGTTGTGTTTTTTGCGGTTATTTCCGGTTCTGCTGAATCATTTCCAGGATATTCTGCCACCACGGAATGCACCAGCCCTCCACGAAGTCCTGCGGATAGTTCTGCACGGGCATATCTGCCGGGAAGTAGCCCTTGCTGCCTACCACTGCCTGTAATTCTGACGGCTGTACCTGTGCGGCTGCCATAAGCTGTGCCAGCTGGGGTGCGATGCCGTCCAGAATGTGCTGCGTCTGGACATCTTCGGCGGTCTGCCGGGGCTCTGGCAGCTGCCCGTCTGCGGTAATCAGCAGCTCCGATTCCGCCAGATCCTTTTCCGTGGGCAGTCCGGCAGCCTGTGCCTTTTCTATGACCTGCTGTGCTTTCGGAACAGGTGCGGCAGCTGGTGCAGGTGCAGCGAAGACGGACGCAATGGACGCATATTCCAGGGGCAGCATTTCCGGCAGCCCGAACCGGTTTTTCGCATCCCACCACGCCGTTTTCGTGGTGTACATCACACGGTTGCAGGCGGTCGCCTTGTGCTTTTTGCCCTTGTCGTCGGTGGCGATGACGTGGGTCTGGAACGCCAGAAACAGGGTGATGTCCGACCACTCTTTCAGCAGCGGTGCGATCTTGTTGGTGGTCTTGCCCCCCAGTTTCAGTTCCCAGTGGTCGAACTCTGCATCGATCTCTGGCAGGGACGCTTTTCGGGTAACGGCGTGGCAGAGCAGTGCCACATTAACGCCAGCCTGCACAAGGCGTTCTGTGCTGTCCAGAAACCGTCCGATCTCCTCCGCCTCGTACTCCCAGCCCTTGCCGTAGCCGAAGCCCTCGATGCCGTTGACCTGGTGCTTGCTGCACAGCTGGGCAATGGCGAGGCGTTCCGCCCAGTCGAAGGTGTCGATGCACAAGGTCTGATACTGCCGCTGTGCGTGGGATTCCAGCACGAAGTCCACTTCCTGCTGGAGCATCTCCCAGCTGGTGGGCTTGGGCAGCCGCCGGACGTTCATCTTCGAGGTGCTGCCCTCGCAGTCCAGAAACACCGCTCCCGGCAGCTGTGCCGCCAGAGAGGTCTTTCCCACGCCCTCCTGTCCGTAGATGACCAGTTTCACGCCGGCACCGGTCTGAATGCCGTTTGTTTCTTCAAAATTCATGTTGCTTTTCCCTCACTTTCGTGCACCGTTCTTCAAATTCTCTGAGTTCTTCTTCGGTAGGTTCATCATTTTCTAAGCCGTACATACATCCACTTTCAAAGCTACAGTCGCACAAGTCGTCGTATGTTTCTACCCAATCCGGATATTTAATCCAGCCATACTGACACCCTTGACAATACTTCATGACGGGATCTACGCAACGAGTCGGTTTATCCATTTAGAACGCTCCTTTCGTCCATGCTTTTTGAATGATCGGCGGTGTCAGCGGCTCGGTCTGCACCGGCTGTGCCGGACGGGTGTCCACAGAATAGCCGTCCTCAATGATGACACTGCACTCATCTCCGGTAGACACACGGGTGGCAATTGCCTGCAAGCCCTCCTGTTCCAACCACTGCCCGAACTCCTGCAGGGTGACGCTGTCCATCTGTTCCAGCTTGTCCAGCAGCACAAAGCCGCAGTCCGGATTCAGCTTTCGCACAATGGCAGCCGCC